ATTGGCTGCAGTGATCTTCTGCTTGTCAATCCCTTCAAGTTTAGTGAAGTTAGAGTGGACCTGGTCTTTTCTAAAAGCTTCCCAAGCAAAGGCAAAACCTTCCTGAGTTCCTCGATTCATCGCGCGGATCGAAGCTAATCCTTCTTGTACTCTAACACGGTCAGCAGTTTTATTAAGCATCCCTCTTGGAACTCCAAGGCCAGCGGCAATGATATGCTCTGGAATAGACCATAAAGAGAACAGTGCGTTTGAAACTACATTTACAAAATGAGTTCCTGGATTTGAGAGTAGGGCATTGATCCAAACCTCAAAGAACATATCACTGCTCGTAGCTTTAGTCATATTACGAGCGTAATTGTTCATAGCTCTTGCATCTGGTAAAGATAAGAATTGTTGAGCAATCTCAGAAATATTGGCTCCTTTCGTGATATCAGTCAAGAATCTCTCAATCTCAATCGATCTATCAAACCCAGTAGCGGTGATATTAAATTGCCACGTGGTTCTAGCGATTTCAGTCTGGGCACCTTTAGCTTGAGCTAGCATTGCGGCATGAAGATTAAGCTGGCGGAAGTAGGCTAGCTTGTCTTCATCAGTTCCTCCATGGGTGATCTTATTTGCTTGTTCAGAGAGTTTATCCAAAGAGGTAAGGAGAAGCTTGCGCGTTGCCAACATTTGCTCAGGATTAAAGGTTCCACCTAGCTCTCTTTTAAGGATATCTTCTGGAGTCCAATCAAGCATATCAGCAAGATCGACAATTGCATCATGCGTTAGTTGACCACGAGTAGCTTCAGTAATTTGGGCAGCATAAAATTGTGACACTTCCTCCATTTGGCGTTTCAGATCATCAGTTGTATTCATTTTATCAAAGTTAAAGTCTGCCTCTGGTGGCTTAGCTCTTGGCCGCACTGTTACATGCTCAGGAATGTTTGTTCCTTCAATTTCTTCTGTGCGTTGTAGAATTTTGCGTATGAGATCCCTTCCGAATCCAGCTACTTGGATAGGCTTTTTAGACTCATTTGGGGTATGGATGTTATACTGCTCTGAAGACCCTGAGCCAATTCCTAATGCTTCAAATTTATCATTGTTAAAAGCTTCAAGATCATCTTCAGATTCAAGAGTAATTTGATCCAAGAGAGAAATTAACTCATCTTTGTTCTCTTCAATCTCATTGACAATGTTAGTCATTTCGATCTCTGCCGCAAGTCCATTCATGCTACTTTCATCTATGTCAATAATATCAGGAGTCATGACGGCAGGAAGGAATTGTGGCTTTGATTTAATCCATGCTTTGATTTCCCCAAATTTAAGCACTAATGGAATTATCATTACTTCTTCAATAGCAGCACCAGCATAATTCTTGAGCATTTTTTCAAAGGTCGAATCATCTACATCATGCTTTAATCCCCAAACCAAAGACTTTCTAAATGCTTCAGCGGCTGGGTTATTTAAGTTGCCAATACTATCAGCTAAGTTTCCAATGTTCTCAGCTTCTGGGCCCATAGCAGTAGTCCCACCAAGAAAAAACTTAATCGAAGTGATTACATCATCAGAAACTGACTTTAAGAAGTTTGCATTCTTGGCGAATTTGACTGAAGCTCCTACTGCTCCGCCACCAGTGAACTGGATGAGGTCTTTAGCTATCATACCTCCTGTAGTTTCAGGAGTGATTAATTCTGAACCAATCTTAGGACCAGGAAACTCATACTCGCTGATTCCGAGAAGGGAATTGACTGCTTCGCTAGTATCAACTACCGCACCGAGGGTGGCTTTGCCAGCTTCTTTAGCTACTTTTTCGCCAGTCTCAAATAAGCTTTCGAGAAGTCCCGACTCAGCTGGTTCAACCGGTTCAACTGGATCGGCTGGGTCAAATGGAGCAGGAATTCCAGCAGTGGCATCGGCTGGGTCAAATGGAGCAGGAATTCCAGCAGTGGCATCGACTGGTTCGACTGGTTCGGCTGGTTCAAATGGAGCAGGAATTCCAGCAGTGGCATCGACTGGTTCGGCTGGGTCAAATGGAGCAGGAATTCCAGCAGTAGCACTAGCCTTCTGTAAAAGGGGAGTGAAGAAACTTGCTCTTGCTTCTTCAGGCTCTGGTTGGTCAACTAAAGGCACATATGATTGGCCAAGAGAAGATTGTCCATAGACTTGACCAGTATTGGTATTACGCACTTTTCTTTCATATGGAACTTGAGACAAGGCAGACTGCCCTTCTTCACTTCCATTTAAGGCGCTATGGCTTCGGCTTTCAAGATATAATTCGTCTATCATGTTATCTACCTAAGTAGTCTATTTCAGTTTGGATGTCAGCTGCATGCTGGCAAAGCGCTTCGTTGCCGGACTTCTTACATTGTTTAAGAAGCGCATCACGCTGTTTAATAAGTTTGTTTATTTGATTCTGGCCATCTACTAATTCCTGCTGTTCAATCTTGGCTACAATATCTTCAGCCTTCTTAAACAAATCTATATCGGGGTTTCTTGCGTATTCTTTTTGCAAGCTCGATAGAGCGGTCATTCTTTTTCTTTCTTTAGAGTTTGGGTCCAAAGTAAGATTTAAGAATCCACCTTCAGGAATACCTAACCGGTTCTTTAAATAATTAGAAGCCGCCCTAAAGCGCTTGTCTTGTTGGGCTTGGATAAGCGGAACATATTTGTCACCGAAAGTTCGAAAGCTAATCCCATTCCCAACATAAGATATCATATCACCAATTGAGCGTATCTTGCCTGAATATATATCGGCTAGTACTTGAGACTCTATTCGCTCGTCGTCAAGAGTTTCTTTACCTGATACAAAGTCCTCCATCTGAAGGAGTACTGTAGGAGAAACAGCATTTGATCTTCTAAGCGCCGCAATTGTAGCTATCCTACTGGCATGTGAGGCAGTTCCTTCAGTTGATGGTGATGTTGAGAAAAAGTCTAAAAGAATCTTATTCACGCTCTGCTCTTTGTTTCTTTCATCAATTTTGTACTGAGCATTCTCAGCTCGAAGCAATTCGTTATGATCTTTTAATAGCTCATCTGCTAGTTCATCTCTTTGATCTGCATCTAGATTATTAAGGTATGGCTGCATAGCTTCGTTGATTTTACCATTGCGGATCATCTCAGAAGCTCCAATCTTATCAGCATTTGATTTGTGCCAACCAGTTAAGACATCCGATGAAGTGCCTTCCTTAAAATCTCGAATGAGCTCCATCTGTTCAGGAGTCGATAGCCAAGAAGAACCAGTAATTGCTTTTACACCATTTATTAAGTAAGCATTTGGATTTGTCCAATTATCTCCAGTACGGATTTGTGTACGGTAATCATCTAAAGAGTCAGATAACACGGAGTTGTTATGATCTTTAAAAGCTTTGCCTTGATTTTTGATAAATGATTTCATAAATGGCATCTTAATGCGGTAAAGAGCTTTTTCAGCTTCAAGTGTAGCATAAGCGCTAGGAGCACCACTCGAGACTTTAGCAATATACTCATCAATTGCAGTACTCATATCCTCATTAGTGCTATACTCTCCAGGACCCTTCTGCTGTATAATCTTATCTCGTGTGAGATTCCAGTCAATCATAGCTTCTGATCCCAAAGGATTAACAAAGGCTTCTGACTGCTGCTTCTCAGCTTTCAGCCTAGCTTTCTCTTCGGCTTTCTTAGCTTTCAGCCTAGCAGCCTCTTCATTCTTCTTGGCTTCTTGAAGGGCATTAAAGGTTTGTATTGGCCCTTCAGCAAGTGCTTTTCCAGGAGCCATCATAGCTGATATAGATGGAGTCTTAGGAATTGGAGCTATAGTGCTTGATGCAGAAAGACTCATTTGTGATGTAGGTATTCTAGGCATTAGGCGATAGTTCCTGTAGCATTATGCTTGACTCCAGCAGTAAGCAACGAAGTTCCGCCTGAGATCAATGTTCCAGTCGATGCCGCCCTACCCTCAGCTCTAGCCGATGCTGCAGAAATGCTCCTAGACTCAGCCGACATTTTACCTCCATGCCATATAGTCAAAGCTTCGAGCTCTTCATCTTCAGCCGTAGCTGCTAGCATAGCTGCTGGAGTGCCTTCAAAAGTAACTCCGCCTTTAGCGAATCCTGCTCTTTGTTGGCCTTTAAGCTTGGCAAACTTTTCACGAGTACGCCGAGCATCTTCTTCAGCATTTTGTTGGTCGATGATTGCTTGACGCTCTTGCATTTGAGCTTGCCGTTCAGCTGCATCGCTGGCCGCTGAAGCAGCCTGCATAGTGCCTACTGCAGACATTCCTAATAGAGCCATTTCCATGCCAGTGCACATAATTATTTACCGTTCGTCTTCACTCTTGGGATCAGAGCTAAAATTGTTAAAGGGAGTGGTTGGTCTTGCTGGACAAAAATATGTCCGTCCGTTTCGTACCCTGATCTAAGAGGTATTTCTTTGTCTCCAGTAAACAGCCCCACACTAGAGTCCATACTATTCGCTGAAGACCTAAATGGAATCAAATCGAGTTTAGTTTCTGATGTTCCAATCTTAACTCCAAGAGAGCGGAATAATCTTAATACTACATTGCTAATTCGTTTCGTAGCTCCTTGAGCTGTGCTTCCAGTAACTGCTCCTGATTCAATCTTCATCGTTTTTAACTTAGAAGTATAAGGCAAACCGGCATGAATTTTCGAGTATGAAGCATTTAAAGTAATGGATCCGCTTGTGACTACCACACTAGGATGAGTAGCTCCATCAACTAAGACCGAGATTGTTTCGCCTTCTAAGTGGTCTAATCCACTGACTGAAGATATTGGCGTTCCATCATATGAAAGCCCACTGTCTACAAAGAACGAATCATCAAGGTTTTCACTATCTCTCAATCCTGGAGTGATCACTTCAAGATATCTTTTAGTTGAGCTATCAATTGTTCTTTTAACTATTAGCCAGATTTCATCGCATGAACAACTCGTTGATGATGGGATGACAGTAGCACTTTCAACTTCTACATCTAATCCACCAAGATAATGCTTAGACCAAGCCACAATCTCTTGATCTCTTAAATATGTCATACTTAGCAACCCGCCATTTCCAAGTACATACCAGACATTTTGAAAAGGCTCTTGTTGCAAAGCCATTTCTTTAATATTGCCCTGTGTTATATGCTCAGCCAAGAGAGTAAGGTCTGGCGATATCATACTATCAGATTCAAAATTATATACTAATTGACGTATTTTTCTTTTGGCTCTTTGAAGATAAAGCACAATATCTGCGATTCTAATTGGTCTTGTAAACGCACTGCCATAAGTAGACTGTCTTACGATCCTTACATTTGATGGCGATATTGCTTCTTCAGAGGCAGAGGCTGATACAAGGAACTCACCTCCAGCAGTACCTACGAGTAGGGACTTTCCAGGAGACAACCACCTAATAGCATTAACCTGCTCTGTTGCAATCGTATATTCAAGAGCATCATCATCTAAAGGACCTTGGGAAAGGTTCTCATAGTCACCTGATTTAGAAGCCCATAGAGTTTGTGGCTTATTTGGAGTTCCTGCAAACCAAAGTCTTTGCTCGAAGAAGGCAATTGTCTGTGGATAATTATTCACTGCCCAAGAGAAAGGGTATAATGCTCTTCCATTACTTCCACCAGTCTTATCACCTGGTGTATAGGTATAATGAGTATTGCTAGGATCTGTTGCGGCCGTTGTGACTGTTATCTCATATAGATTTGAGTCTACTTTAGTGATTGAGTGGGTACTGTTAACTTCTGAATCAGTTAACCCTTCACATTTCAACCCGCTAAGAGTTATCGAAGTTCCAGTTTCAACTCCATGTCCTAAATGATGTACTAATACTATAGTGCTACCGACCTCAATTTCTATAGGATTCTTATCGAATCCAGTACCTTCATGAACAAATGAGATATCAGATAGAGTCCAAGTAATATGACTAGTGCGAGAAAGTTTCGCTGGAGCATGATCTTTATGTACCAAGTAGAGAATATCTGCAGACTGTGCAAATTGAATATCAGGCAGCTCAGCTTCAGTGTAGGTAGTTGTGACCTCTACTGGTGAGCCACCACTTTCAATTCGCCCTAAATCCTTAAATATCCTAATGTAATTCTCGCCAAACTCAAGAATATAAGCTTGTGTGACGCTAAACTCAAATGGAATTAACCTCGATGTTTTAGCATGATCCTTAATTTCATTTATATACTGAGTTCCACCACGCCGAGTAACTCCGCCTTGTGGCATCACTTTGAAATTCTCGAGTTGCAAACATCCATTTGAGTATTTATTAAAATCGACTCGTCCATCAAGGAGAGGAGTTAATTCTCCAGCAGTAAAGTTATTGAGGATTGGAGTTTGAATAGGCATTATAGTCTAGATGCAATCCAAGTATCAGCAATAATATTATCGGGGGTACCTTCTTGAGCATCCATTCCTCTAGCCTCAGATAAAGCATTTTCATACTTCTGATGAAGAAAGTCTGCCAAATTAATACTGTCTGTTAAAGTGACTGCGAGTTCAGCAGACAACTTAGCAGAAAGAACTTCGGTAAATAAAGTGTCAAATTGTGTTGAGTCAGTAACTCGTATAATATAAAGAAGATTGGCTGGAGCTTCATCAGTTAAGACTTTGCGACCTTCAACTTTAAATTTAATATCATCTCCTTCTGGATCCATGCTTAGAACTTTTAAGCATCCCGTTGGAAGCTGGTATTCATATGCGAATCCATAAGCTGGAATTGTTGTTAGCCGAGCCAATGAAGCACGACGGACTGCGAAATTCCAAGGATGTGCACGTAATAAATTGTCTCTAGTATCTGTATAGATTAGATTGCAGGCTCGCCCAGCTTTAGAATCTTCCGTTAAGGCGATGATTGGGCTTTCACCTAACTTAGAAAGAGCCACATTACAAATCTGAACTTCACTTGACATTATTATTCCTTAAATTCAGGGTGGAACAGTTTTAATTGTTCCACCCCTATTCCCTTAGGAGGACTTAATCAACAGTATAGGTTACTGCACATGCGATCGTACCAGTAGCTGTACCGCCACCAGTAGTAATTAACACATCAGTCTCAGAACTATTCTGATATCCAAAACCAGCGATATTACCATCTGATGAAAGAGTTAGCTGACCGGCTGAAACGGCATTTGTTGCTCCAATATAGCGAGTAGCACTACCAGAGTCTCCAACAGAAAGGGTTGCACCAGATCCTAAAGCATCGTGCATCACATCTACACTGTAGACAGTAGCACCCTTAGGAAGACGAGCAATAGTAATATCACTACCAGAAGCCAAAGAAGAAGCTTCATAAGTGTCATACCATACTCGCATACGACCATGAACCTGAGTAGCATCTGCATTCACCTGAGGTGTTGCAGTGATATTGGTCATGTTTGTTCCTTTTACACTAGACATAATAGTTCTCCTTATTCAGAACAAGCGATTTCGACGACTTTTTCCTCTTCCATTCGCGTAGCGCCAATGGTTTGAGAATAAAAGACCTGGGTTGAATAGTTCTTGGTAGGCATCTCAGAAATCTTAGATGTTGTGTCCTTACCTGTCGCTAAAAGAATGCCATCTTGTACCCAACAGATAACTTGGCGGTCGCCATTAGCATCAGTACCTAAACGCTGAGTGCGTACAAAGTTGAATCCCATAAAGGTATTGATTTGACCTTGTGCAAGAGCTTTAACAGAGTTATAGTCTGCATTCTTAATCTCAGTAGTATTAAGAAGATCAGTAACCTGTTTAGCCGTTACAGCAATATTGCGTTGCATATCAGGATCAGCTTCGTTGCTGTCAAGAATCTCTTTAGCAGAGAGCAATTTAGCAAGAGTTAATCCAGTAGCTGCAACTACAATCTTCTGCCCAGAAGGTAGAGATGTAGAAGTTCCACCAGTTGTGCCTGTATAAGCTGCTCCAGTTGCTGCCTCGATAATTGCATCATCCTTAGAGCGTCCCATAGCGAAAGCTGCAGAAGCTGCATAAGATGAAGTAGGATCAATCAGCATCCGTACTTTATCCTCATTATCGATTAGGTCAGCCCAATCATAATCAACCAAAGATACACGGCGGCGTGAATGTGGTGTATCCATGCGTGGTGTATCAGAATGACGAGAAGTTCGTATTGCAGCAGAAACTGCTCCGATCTGCTCAAAAAATGCATTCTTGCCAGTTACGCTTTCGTTGCGGACTAATC